GGGGCCCGCCACCCTCCAGCAGCCGGACGGCAGCCTCATCCGCCGGGCACGCGTCTACGTCACCCCCGAGGGCCTGTACGCCTACACGCGCATCCCGGAGGACGGCTTCACGCCCAACCACTACTGGCCCATCAACTGGGGCGCCACCGCCCAGCCGGTGCGCACCACGGCCACCCAGATGAACGGCCACACGATCACCACCGACACGGGGGTGATCACCATCCACTACTCCGGCCAGGGATGCGGATGCAGTCACCCGCTGAAGAGGTGGGCCCCCGGATTCGCGGGTAACGCCGTCAAGGACTGGCCGAGCGCCGGTGCAGAGTCGTGACCGCGACCGTGGCGGCGTGGCTGGTGTTCGTGCTGGCCCTGGGCGTCCTGTGTGCAGGCCTGTCGGGCGCCCGGTCCTCCGTGTATCGGGGAGACCGGTTCGGCGCCCTGCTGGACGTGCTGACGTGCGCGTGCGGCCTGGTGGCCATCGCGCTGATCGGCCCGGCGGTGATCGGGTGACTGCCGTGTTTGCGCTGGTCGCACCCGTACTGGCGAGTAACTTGTGGGTGACCGGATGACTGACACGGAGGCCAACGTTGCCCTGGCCCTCGCTGGACTGATGGCCCTCCTGGCGCTTGGCGGCGTCCTCGTCTGCATCGACGAGCCGAATCCGCCCTCCCGGCTCACCAACATCCTGTTCGGCTCTGCGCTGCTCTGCGGCGCTGCCATCCTCATCGTGACCGCACCGGAGGTGTTCTTCAGGTGATCTACAAGAGCGGCTGGCAGACCGTCGCCAACGACCACATCGCACAGTTCCCGAACCTGAAGGGACTCCGGGGACACTGGGTGAAGCTGAAGATCACCAACCTGGGCGCCAAGGCCGTGGTGGACGTGCACGACTGGAACCTGTGCAACCGATGCAACCAGGGGAAGGCCAAGCGATGAAGGACGAGGACGACACCGTGTTCGTCAGCGCCCACATGGCCCGGCGCTTCCCGATCCTGGCGCAGTGGACGCGCCACTGGGTGCGCATCGTCGGCGGCCGACCCATCCACAGTGGAAGCCTGTGCCGCAAGTGCAACGGAGGACGATCTTGAACACCAAGTGGATGACCAACGCGGTGGCGCTCACCGTGAACGGCCTCGCTGCCTACCGCCTCACTCGCCTGCTGACCCGCGATTCCCTCCCGCCACTCCCGGCAGTGCGCCAGCATGTCCTGGACAAGCTGGACGAGATTCAGAACGCCAAGGGCGCAACACAGGAACACCCGCTCGCCGAGCTGGTGCACTGCCCCTGGTGCGTGGGGTTCTGGGTGAGCGTGGGAGTGGTCGGTGCCGCGACCTTTGCGCCTCGCGCGTGGAGGCCACTGGCAACCGCCCTGGCCTTCAGCGCCGTGGCGGCGAACATCGCCGTGCGGGAGCCGGACGACGAGTAAGGGGTGAGCCGTGGGTCTGCTGGTCCAGGGTAAGAAGCAGGCCCGCAAGAAGAAGGGGAGCGGCTCAGGTCGCCCCCTCACGGCCGCCGGGCAGCGCGTGACGGGTCTCCCTACGGAGGCCCTCCGCGCCATTTCCGGCACCAGGCAGGACTGGCAGAGCCACGCCTGGGGCTACCGCGATGCGATCGGCGAACTCCGCTCCGGCGTCCAGTTCCTGGCGCGCGCCGTCTCTCAGGTCCAGTTCATGCCCGCCCAGGTCAACCCCAACGGGGACGACCCGATCCCGTTCGACTCCGACGAGTGCACGGTGAGCGCTGAGCTTCAGGCCGCCGCCGCCGAGGAACTCGCCCGCCTTCCCCTCGGTGCTGGCTACAGCTTCCTGGGCATCCTCGTGGAGAACCTGTCCATCCCCGGCGAGGTGTGGCTTCACGGCTACTACGACGAGGGTGACAACGAGTGCTGGCGGGTGCGCTCCACCGACGAGGTGGAGGTGACGCCGGACGGCCGCCTCACCATCAAGGAAGGTGGCGGCCTGCGGCGCGAGGTCAAGATCCGCGTGGAGGGTCTGGCCGGTGGCGACGATGACGACGAGCCCGAGGAAGACCTTCTCCGGCTCTGGGTGCCGCACCCCCGATACCAGCACCTCGCGGACTCCCCGATGCGTGCCCTCCTGGACGTGTGTGAGGAGATCGTGCTGTCCGGCATGGAGCTTCGCGCCGCCTCCAGGTCGCGTGTCATGGCCAACGGCATCCTGCTCGTGCCCGAGGGCCTCACCCTCCTGAACGCCCTCGTTCAGGATCGCTCCCTCGCCAACGACAACGGGTTCATGGCCGAACTCCAGGCCACCCTCCTGGCGCCCATCGGCAACGAGGGCGAGGCGGGCGCCGTCGTGCCTGCCGTCATCCAGGGCAACGCCGAGGACCTGGAGAAGATCCGCCACCTGAAGCTGGAGCGCACCACCTCGGACGAACTCCTTGACCGGCTGGAGCGCTGCCTGAAGCGCCTCGGGTCCGGCATGGACATTCCGCCCGAGATCGTGTCCGGCATGGCGGACGTGAACCACTGGACGGCCTGGCAGATCGACGCCGCCACCTTCCGGCACCACATCGACCCCATGACCCGCATCGTCGGCGACGCCTTCACTGAAGGGTTCCTCCGCCCTGCCCTGCTGGACCGGGGATTCTCCCGACAGGAGGTGTGGCAGATCCAGGTATGGCGCGACGCTGGCAACCTCACCGAGAACCCCAACCGGGGCGAGGACGCCAAGGCCGCATTCGACCGGGGCGCCCTGGGCTTCAAGTCGCTGCTGGAGGCCCTCGGGTTCTCCGAAGCTGATCTCCCCACCCCCGAGGAGTTCGCGCAGATCATCGCCATGAAGGGTGGCGTCAACCCGGACCAGAACGCCCTCATCCTCGCGGCCATCCTCGGGGAGCGCATCGTCCCGCCCGTGGAACACCCCCAGGTGGTGGACGCCGCGCCGGAGCGCCGCGCCCTCCCGCCGGGCGAAAGCCGTCCGGCTGGTGGCTCCCCGGGCAACGCTCCGGCACGCACCACGCCGGAGCAGGCCGCCGCACGCCGCCGAGGGTTCGCCCTCGCCGAGGCGCTCGTGGCTGCTGTCACCCCGGACCCCACCGCTGGGTGGACCGTGGACGAGGACGCTGGCCGCATCCTGCTGGAGCTGGACCGGGCACTCCGTGACCGGCTGCTGGTCGCCGCCGACGCCCTCATGGACCGTGCGCTGGAGCGCGCCGGATCGCGGGTGCGCAGCGCCGTGCAGCGCAACGCCGCCACGCGGGCCCAGTTCGCCGCCACGGCCCCGGACGACATCACCCGGTACGCCGCCCACGTTGGGCGCAACCAGTGCTTCGTAATGGGCCTGGACGCCCAGGCGCTGCTGGCCGACGCGTTCGACTCCCTCCAGGGCAAGTTCGAGCGCTGGACCACCAGCACCATCAAGGCCGTGGCCGCCGCGCTGCTGAAGGCCCTCGGGTTGAAGGGCCCGGACGCGGAACGGCTTCAGGAGCGCATCGTCATCCGCATGACGGCCCGCATGCCCACCGCGTGGGAGCGTCTGCGTACGGGCCTGTTCGGCGTGGCCGAGCGCTACCTGTTCACCCCGGACCCCGAGGAGCCGGTGGGCGAGCACTCGGACACCATCGTGCCGCCGTCGCTCATCCGCGCCGCCCTCGCCGAGGTGGGCGGCATGCCCGCAACCTCCTCTGGCCTGGACGATCGTGGCCTGCCCGTCGACAAGGAAGAGGCGCTGGGCGGCATCAGCAACGGCACCGCCGTGCTGGACGCCCTTGCCGAGCAGGACGCGCTGGTCCTCGGGTACGAGTGGCAGTACGGCATGACGCCGCTTTCCCGCCAGTTCCACCCCCACCGTCAGCTGGACGGCTACCGGTTCGCCGACTGGGATGACGCCCGCCTGGTGCCCGAGTCGCGGTACGCCTGGGTGGGCCCGCACTTCACCCCCGGCGACCACGACGGTTGCCAGTGTGACTACCGCCTGGTGTTCGCCGTGCCCGCCAGCGTCCAGGATGTGCCTGACCTCGCCGCCGTCGCCGATGTGGACACCGACCTGGGCGAGGAGACCCAGGCCATGAAGGACATCCGGGGTCTCGCCGAGGGCGACGACGCCGCCGGACGCCGAGGCACCACCGCCCAGCGGGAACGCGACACGCGAGACCTGTTGCTGGCGCTCCAGAAGCGCCACCTCACCAACGGAGGAACGAACTGATGGACGAGAACGAGACCACCCCCGAGGAGACGGCGGCCGGTATTCCCGTCACGTTCCCCGTGGTCATCGTGGAGGGCATGGAGACCAGCGACGGACGGTTCATCGAGCCGGGCGCGCTGGAGCCGCGCGCCATGCCTTTGCCGATCCTGTCGATGACCCGCAACCCGGAGGGCGGCGACGGCCACGCCGGTGCCGAGGTCATCGGCCGTATCGACGTGCTCACCCGGCACAACGGCCCGGACGTGATCAACCGACAGACCGGCCAGCCGTTCCCCGAGGGGACGTTCATCTGGTCCGGCTCCGGCGAGATCGACCCGGCCGCCGCGTCGGCCAGCCTCATCCGCAAGCGCTACCTGACCGGCAACTCTGCTGACCTCTCGGGCACGGAGGCCGAGATGATCTGGGGCCCGGAGGACGAGAACGGCATGGCCGATCTCGAACAGATCCGGCTCACCAAGGGCTTCATCTCGGGCACCACCGTGTGCCCGTTCCCGGCGTTCGCAGAGGCCTACATCATCCTGGACGGCGAGGAGATCACGCCCGCCGACGACATGCCCGCCGAGCTGGTGGCCTCCGCCTTTCCGTCGTGGCGCGCCGAGGGCGTGGGGGACGAGTGCCTGCCGTGCGCTGCTGGCGCCATCACCGCGTCCGCCGACACGGAGGAGAAGCTCCCGCCTCGGCAGTGCTTCGACGATCTGGACCTGGACGGCCCGACGCCGCTCACGATCGGCGACGCGGACGAGGACGGGTTCCGCGAGGTGTATGGACACATTGCCACCTGGGAGACCTGCCACATCGGTTTCCAGGGCCAGTGCCGGACCGCGCCCCGGTCGCGCACCCAGTACGCCTACTTCCACACCGGCGCGCTGGATGTGATCGACCACTTGGACGGCGAGGTCCGCTCCATCCCGGTGGGGCGCCTCACCTACGACTCGGGTCACGCGGACCTGTCCGCCAACGCCAGCGCCGCAACCGCGCACTACGACAACACGGCCACTCTGGGCGCGTTCGTCGTCGCCGGTGAAGATGATCACGGCGTCTGGGTCCACGGCGTCCTCGCGCCAGGTGCGGACGTGCAGAAGCTGAAGGCCACACCGCCCTCGGGCGACTGGCGGCCGGTGCGTGGCGGCCTGGAGCTGGTGGCCGTCCTGCACGTGAACACGCCTGGCTTCCCCGTGGTGCGTTCCATGGTGGCCGGTGGCGAGGTCCAGGCCCTCGTGGCCGCTGGTGCCCTGCATGCCAAGCCCCAGACCGGCGAGACGTTCCGCAACCGCGCGCCGTCCGCCGACGAGGTGGCGGACGCGGTGCTGGCCAAGATCGACCAGCGCAAGGAACTGGCTGACCGCCAGGCCGCCGCCCTCGCCACGCTGGA